ACTTGACAAATCCCCCTAATATGGTATAATAGTATTATGAGTCCATTTGATTACCTAAAAGCGATTAACGAAACCAAAGAAGATGTGATGCTTACTCCACAAGATGAGAGGAAGTATGCCGCTTTTATCGTTAATCGTGGTCTATCTTTCTTTATGGACACTATATTTCAAGTAAATGAGATGAATCGTAACCACCACCTTGACAGTCGCCTTCAGTTTGACTATCTACTAAATAATATTAGAAAGAAACGAAGGTATAGTAAGTGGCTGAAACCAGAGAAACTACAAAATGTAGAACTGGTAAAAGAGTATTATGGATTTAGTTATGAGAAAGCCAAAGATGCTCTAAGGATACTCTCTGAGGATCAGTTGGCTTATATCATAGATAAACTGAATCAAGGTGGAGTGGAAAATGACAACAGGAACAGAGAACATGGTGGAGTGCACTCTGGAGAATCCAGATGATTTTCTCAAGGTGCGCGAAACACTTACTAGAATCGGGGTAGCTTCCCGAAAAGACAAAATAATATATCAATCTTGTCACATACTACATAAACAAGGTAGATACTATATTGTACACTTTAAAGAATTATTTGCACTTGATGGTAAACCAACCAACTTCTCAGAAAACGATCAAGCAAGACGTAATACAATAGCAAATCTTTTATCGGAATGGGGCTTAATTGCACTAGTGAATCCAGACTCTTCAAGTGAATTAGTTGTTCCATTGAATCAACTAAAGATCCTATCTTTTAAAGAAAAAGACCAATGGGATCTTACAGCAAAATATAATATTGGAAGTAAAAGGACTGAAGATGGCGACCAAAACAACCAAGAATGAAACAACATTAAAATTTTACAAATTACATCCGAATGCTAAAGACCCTCTCTATGCAACAGAGGGTTCAGCATGTTTCGATATTCACGCGTGTTTTGACGGAGTAGAAAAATATCAAATCCGTCAAGATACTCTAAATAGAGTAATCGAAAAACCATTCAAGAACGGAGTTCTTCAAATAAATAACATGGAACGAGTAATGATTCCTACTGGATTGATTTTTGATATTCCAGAAGGTTACTCAGTTAGACTTCATTCTAGGTCAGGTTTGGCTTGGAACGATGGGTTATACCTAACAAACAGTGAAGGTATAATAGATTCTGACTATGTAAATCCTGTTTTCGTTATGATGACTAGCATCTCTCAAGCTCCAAAGACCATAAATAATGGAGATAGAGTATGTCAGGCTGAATTGGTGAAAAAGATATATCATGGTTTAACCGAAATCAAAAAACCACCAGTTCAGAAGACCGAGCGTGAAGGTGGATTTGGTTCAACAGGCAAATAACAATTAGTTATATGACCAAAACTATAATTCAAAAAAAAGGGAGTAATCCTATGTTAGAAAAAGCAACAGGCTGGATTCGCAGTCTTACAGAAGCTGGTCTTGCGTTAATCGCATTAGGCGTGGTTCTTCAAATTCTTTTTGGAGCAGCTGTTCCTTTCCTTGGCATTGATGTCATTGGATCAGTTACCGAGGTAGTTAAATCACTCGGAAGCGAAGGCCTTGTTGGTCTAGTCGCAGTATGGGTACTTTGGGGAATTTATACCAAAAAGTAATCATACATAATCTGACAGAGGGTGATTAAACTCACCCTTTTAACTTTTTTTATATTATGACTAAATACTATAATAGTAATTGGCAAATTGATGAAAAGATTATGAAGACTAAATATAAATTGATAGTAAAAGAAACTGGAAATTATACTTCAGATTCATTGAGCAGTCTATTTTGGACTGTTTTAAAACATCGCTGTCATCATCTCTTCAAAGGAGAAGGATGGCGTGATTGAGGTTGACCAATAGTGGTGATCTCTAACTTACTCCAAGTCTACGTGCTGAAGATTGGAGTGTATTATTAACCTCGCTTTACAGGAGGCCCTATGTTAACATTAGCACCACACACATTCCCCACTCAACAAGACTTACAAAAGATGCTCGGATTCAGCGTTGGATTCGATGGACTTTTTAATCGTCTTAATACTATGGATACCGCCCAATCTGGTTATCCACCGTATAACATTCGCAAAATTAATGATTTACAGTATGTTGTTGAGCTAGCTCTTGCTGGTTTTTCAAAAAGTGATATTGAAGTAGAAGTAACTGAGGGTACTCTTACCATCCGTTCTACTACCGCGAAAGATGATGGGGCTGATAATGATGAAAACAATGAAATCAATTTTGTACATCGTGGAATTGCCAAGAGAACTTTTTCTCGGGCGTTCCAACTGAGTGATGATATTATTGTTCAGAGTGCCGACCTTCAAGACGGTATGCTTATAGTGAATCTGGAACGTGTAATTCCAGATGAGAAAAAGCCTAGACTGATTCCTATCGGTCAATAGCCATCGTGGTGCCCCCAATCCGCAAGATTGGGGGATTATAAATAAATGTATAGATAAAGTGAAACCTTAATAGGAGTAGAACATTGGCAAAATTCAGAAGTGCAAAATCAAAAAAAGAATTAGAAAAAGAAGGTAGAACTCTTGGAGTAGAGTTAGACCGAAGGCGCAGTAAAGAAGACCTTATTGAAGAATTAGAAGCAATTAAATCAGAAGAATTACCAAGATTCAGTACTGACGCAGAAGCAGGATTCAAAGAAGAGCCGAGTGAGGTAACTTGGAATAGTATTGAAGAATTTACAGAAGCAGTAACTTCAACTGGAATGCTGTTTAACCAAGAATTTATTCCAGTTAATATTCCAGCACTTTATGAAGCTTACAAGTCTAATCCAGAAGAATTCAAAGAAACTCCAGCTTACAAATTTTTAACTAGTTAAAGGATACAATATGGCACAGGCAAAAAAGAGTAAAAAAAAGATATCTAAAGCAATGGAAGAAGTTTTAAAAGCTCCTAAGAAAGTAGAAAAGGTAGTGAAAACTGTTGCTAAATACGTCAATAAAACTCATTGGGATACTAAAGAAGCATTTGCTGCAGCAATAGACAAGACAGGTCTTAGTGCAGATCAAGTTAATGTTAACTCAGAATGGGATCTTTACCAATCAGACACCGATGGTTACAGGAATCATCTCAAATTAGAGAATTAACATGGCAAAAAAAAGAAAAGTATTAAAGGAAGTCCTTTTTGATGATGTTGAAGAAAAGATAGAATATGATTTTTTAACGCGTGATCAATTTTTCTCAAAAGTGCCAGAACGTCCAATGTCAGCACATGGTATAGAGATGTGGGAAAAATACCTACAAGATCCAAAAGGATTTCAATTTTAGGAGAATATTGTGTTACCTTTATTATTATTTAATGTTATTTCTAGCCTTATTATAGATAAGGCTCAGACCTTGGCGACTGAGCATGTGGAAAGTATGATAGATGATTTACTTCCAACGAACGCAAAAAAAGAATTAGACAAAGCTATAAAAGATGACCCCGCGCACGAATTCACAAATGCTAAAGAGGCATTGATGGCTGCTGTTGAGGGTAAGTTACCTATCGTCAAAGCAGACGGAACACTCAAACCAATCGAAAAATCATTTACAATTATATTTGATCCTACTACTGGTTCGGTTGATATTAAACAAACTTAGGAGAATATCATGGCAGTCAAGATACCATCATATAATGGTCACCTGACAAAAAACTTTGGGTATCAAGAAATGATAAAGAGTTCAACTGCAGATCGTTTGGGTATATCAAATGATGCAACAAGAGAACACGTTATTAATTTAACCAATCTCTGTAATTTTATCTTACAGCCAATAAGAGAAGAATTTGGAGTTATCCGTATCAACAGTGGGTATCGTTCTCCAGCATTGAACAAGGCAGTAGGTGGTTCAAAGGCCAGTCAGCATTGTAATGGACAAGCAGCAGACTTTGAATCTACCAGAATTTCAAATCCAAACCTCGCAAAATGGATTTCTGAAAATTTAATATTCGATCAACTCATTCTAGAATTTTATGATGGAGTTGACCCAAATAGCGGATGGATTCATTGCTCTTATGTTCTTGATGGGAGTAATCGTGGTAAAACAATGACGGCTCTAAGAGTCAATGGGAAGACCCAATATAAGACAGGCCTTCTCTCATAGGAGGAAAATATGAAATATATATGGTTATTTTATTTGCAATTTTTATTTGTAGTGGGCGCCAATTGTGGGCGTTCATGGGTTGACAAACACATTTTATTGTGTTATAATAGTTTAGATAAGTTAAAAGTAAATTACGCTAAATACATAGACCATCCTTGATCACCAACCAGCTAAATTATAATGTTTTATACTAATGTCCAACCTCATGGTAATTTCATTGCTCTGCGAGGTGTTAATGACCGCGGCGAAGCTTTCAAAGAAAAATTGAACTACGAACCCACCTTATTTGTAGAATCTCACAAACCTCAAAATCCCCAATGGAAAACTCTGGATGATCGCAATGTTGCTCCTGTGAAGTGGGGCTCTATGAAAGATTCTCGCCAAGCCATGAAAGATTATGGCGGTAATGTTTTTGGATTTGACCAGTTTCAATATTCTTTTATTTCTGATAACTATC